CTTCTTAGCAAAATCACCCAATCCATAATATCTGTTGGCAGATGTCCATTGGATCAGTCCATAACCGCCGTAGCAGTTATGCCAACTGGTCCTGCTACCACCTTCACAAATATTAGGCACGAACATAGATTCCTGCTTAATATTGCCCATAATAGTAGCAAGGGCGTTTCTGTCTTTAATACCACGATCCTGGAAAAAATCCAAGGTAGCATTCTCATATTCATTACACCCTTTACAAATTAGCCTTTTTTCTTTTGGCTTCGGAATTGCAACCTCGCGGATTGCTGTTGTCTCTGGTTCAAACTCTTTGATAATTGAATAAGGTTTCGTATCCACTGGGGGAGGAGGACCTTGCAGTTTATAACTAGAGAAAGGCACCGTACTGGTTGTAACCGTTGCCAGAAGAGGCAGGGCTACTGTAAAGAAATTTTGCACTAGATTTAATTGAACTCTACATCCGTATAGGTAAAGGAGAGGTTCCCCTTCTCGGGGGCAGTACCCACGGCTCTAAATCAAACTCAAAGTCTCATTATGAGAAAACCCACCTTTCAGTGGGTTATTGGCATAATAAGTTTTTATTTAGATTTTGTCAAGTATTGGTTTACCGAACATCTACTTCTTGATCTCCCCACCCTTCTTCCTCTAGACAGAGATAATCTAGTTCCTCCGTACCTTCAGGAATATTGATCCATTCATCAAATTCAGCAAGAAGTGCCCTAGCATTTTTATGTCGATCAGCCTCGTGAAGAAGTTCAATTTTTTTAATTGCCCAATCACGAACTTGCGCCACAGGTTGACTTTCAATCTGAGTTTCCATAATAATCTTTTCGGAAGTACCTGTTGAGGATGTTGCTATTGTAGTATCTTGGTACTCCGCTGTCAAGGGATTCTGTGAGGACATTGTGTGCAAAGAGTTGTCGAGTCTCTTCAAAATTTGTTTTGCCCTTGGTTTTATGTAACGATAAAATAATGCGTTTAAAATTTTCCTTACCATATTTTTCTACGTCTTCTTTGAGTTCGGGGCAGGAACCGTAATACTTTTTCCAATCAGACTCTGACTTAACCTTTCTAGATTTTCCTCTTGGTGTGCGGAAACTCCAGAAATACTTTCGACCAATATAGTCACGATTAGTTTTACTGCAATGAATGTGATATACAAAACCAAAATAATCTTGAATATCACCTGAACCAAATACCTCTCCATTATAGGTCCAAGGATTTTCATAGTCAATATCTGTACTCATCAATAATATCTAAAACTTCATTCAGGTATTTATGAGCAAGACCTTTCATATCCATTTCTGGTCTTATGTGGTCTTTTTGCAATTTATCCTTTAATTTTAATATTCGAACTTTAAATTCTTCTTTATTAAATTGATTTTTAGGCATAAAAAAAGAGGAGTGTGACCTCCTCTATCTATACAAAAGTTAGTTGTCTTCACCTAACCATTCTTTACAATAGTCATAATCTCCAAACATAAACTCATCACATTCTGCTGCATCTTTGTATGCATTCAGGATTGCTTCCTCACACCATTCATCATAATTGGAATCCTGCGAAAGTATTTTTGGTAACATCTTGTTTGATTCCACCTACTACATATGATTCTACCTCCGTTTCCTGGGGAGCAACCTGGAGACCTTTGGAGGAAATCCAGTGCTGAGTCCAAGGAAGTGGGTTGTTGTTTGCTGAAATGTCGTATTGAGGTTTTAGCCCAATTGCTTTAAGTCTTCTATTTGCAATCCACTCCACGTATTGTTGAAGAAGTTTATCATTAAGTCCGATCATACTACCATCTTTGAACAGATAATCTGCCCATTTCTTTTCTTCATTTACAGCACGATCAAACATTGCATAAACCCACTCTTCTTCTTCTCTTGCAATCTGACGCATTTCTGGATCATCGCCCTCTCTCCACTTATTCAGGATATTTTGAGTGATTGCTAGATGTTGGTTTTCGTCTCTTGCGATAAGAGAGATGATCTTAGCGGATCCTTCCATAAGCTTAAGTTCACCAAAGGCGAAACTGCAAGCAAAACTAACGTAGAAGCGAATACCTTCAAGAATATTAACGTTTGCGACTGCTCTATAGAGTTTTCGTTTAACGGCATTGAGTGTTTCCTTTGCGTTTGTAACTCCCTCAAGTCTGAACATCCAATCATTAGATGTTCCATAATTTTGTGCTGATTGAATAAAGTCATCATAAGACTCTGTAACGCTTCTAGCGCGTTCCAGAATACGCTCATCTGAAATGATTGTATCAAACACTTCAGATGGGTCAGAATAAATGTTTTTAATAATGTATGTGTATGAGCGACTATGAATCATCTCCATAAATCCCCATACTTCCATACACGCTTCCAACTCAGGAAGTGAGCAATAAGGAATAAATGCCATACCAGGACCACGGCCCTGAACAGAATCAAGCATAATCTGATACTTCAAGTTGGAAGTATAAATGTGTTTCTGTTCTGGACGTAAAGTTTGATAATCCCCACGATCCTTCTGGAGAGACACCTCTTCGGGTCTCCAGAAGTATCCTAATTGTTGAGTAGTTAGTTTATCAAAAACTGGGTATTTGTAAGAATCATACCTTTGAACTCCAAGAGGTTGTCCAAAAAACATTGGTTGTTTTTTAGTATTCACTTGTTCCGTATTAAACACGGTCATACCTTTAATCTTTGGCTCTTCGTTTGTTAGAAAGTCGTATTGCATGATTCCTCTTTGATAAACTTTAATTCACTTCCACATAACATATTTAAGATTTTGAATTGTTATCAAAATCAGATTTTACATGATTCACAATCATCCTCATCAGCACTCATAATATCATCTAAAAGAGACTGTAGTTGTTTTTTAGGTTCTTCACTAAATTCATCAGTCTTAATATCATAAGTATTCTGATAATAAGAAGTCTTCCAACCATACTTATAAGTTGTTAGGAAGTCTTGTGCCATAACAGATACTGGTACTTCATTGTCAGCATAATTTTGTGGATTATAAGACCAGTTTCCAGAAATTGCTTGATCAAAGAATTTTTGCATCACAGCAACAACATTAATATAACCACGATTGGACTCCATATCCCAAAGAAGCGTATAATTGTTCTTAAGAGTGTGATATTGTGGAACAATTTGCTTAAGGGGACCTTTTTTGGACTTCTTAACGGACAAGTAATCTCTTGGTGGTTCGATTCCATTGGTTGCATTTGACACAACGGAACTGCTCTCCGATGGCATCTGTGCGGACAGTGTACTGTGCCTGAGGCCATATTGCAAGATAGATGCCCTAAGAGATTCCCAATCATGTTCTAGAGAAACTGATGTAATTTCGTCAACTTCCTTCTTGTATGTATCGATTGGCAAAATACCATCGGCATACTTAGTACGTCCAAAGTTTTCACAATATCCTTTTTCTTTAGCAAGTTGATTTGATGCTTTAAGAAGATAATACTGAAATGCTTCGGTAAGACCGTGAACTGCATCCCAAGCTTCTTGGGAATCATAATTATACCCAAGTTTCGCCAAATAATGAGCAAGACCGATAAAACCTACACCGAGAGAACGACGTGCCTTGGTAGCGATTTCGGCTGCCTTTACAGGGTACTTTTGGTAGTCGATCAATTCCTCAAGACCGCGAACAGAAAGATCACAAAGTTCTTCCAGTTCTTCATCCGATTTTACTTTACCTACATTGATTGCCGAAAGAATACATAGAGCAATTTCTCCAAACTCATCATCAATATGTTGAATAGGATAGGTTGGTAGAGTAATTTCTTGGCACAGATTGCTCATCTCAACTTTGTCTTTAAATGATGAGTGAGAATTGCAATGGTCAATATTCATAATATAGATGCGACCCGTTTCCGCACGTTCCTTAAGTAAGTTAAGGATGAGTTCTTGTGCTTTAATAGTTTTTTTCTTAACGGACGGATCTTTTTCATATTGTGTGTAGAGATCGTCAAACTCAGGGAGTCCAAAGCTATCATAAAGTCCAGGTACATCGTGCGGAGAGAACAGTGTGATCTCACCGTCTTGAATAAATCTTTCATAGAACAACTTACTAATTTGAATGGAGTAATCAAGTTTGCGGACACGATTATCTTCCGTTCCCTTGTTATTCTTAAGGACTAGAATGTCTTCGATTTCTTGGTGCCAGATTGGGAAGTGGACTGTCGCGCTTCCTCCTCGTATACCATTTTGCGTGCAGCAACGGACAGTTGCTTCAAACTTTTTGAGAAACGGTACAACGCCAGTGTGCTGGACTTCGCCACCTCTAATTTTGCTGTTGATACCACGGATTCTACCAGCGTTGATGCCGATTCCCGCCCTTTGTGCAACATAACGGCCAATTGCCATATCACTGCTAAAGATACTATCGAGGGTGTCATCAACATCAACAAGAACACAGCTAGCGAATTGTCTAAGTGGCGTCCTAACGCCTGCCATAATGGGGGTAGGAATGTTGATTTTGTGCTTTGAGATTGCGTCATAGTACCTCTTAACATATGACATTCTTGTTTCCTTTGGATACTCTGCAAAGATTGTCAGAGCAATCATCATATACATAAACTGCGGAGTTTCATATACTCCACCTGCACTGCGGTCCTGAACCAAATACTTATCAACAACCTGGCGAAGTCCAGCGTAAGTAAAGAGATAATCTCTATCATGATCAATGTAAGAGTTTGCACGATCAATTTCTTCTTTTGAATACTTATTAAAGATGTCATTGTCGTACACTTCTGCATTAACACAATTGTAAATGTGTTGTTCCAGAGTAGGAAGCTCCTTCATTTTTCCGTAAAGTTGTTTACGTACAGAAAAAAGAAGTAGGCGAGCAGCTACATACTGATAATTTGGATGATCAAGATCGATTAGATCACTCGCAGATCTAATAAGAATTTCTTGGATTTCTGCAGTTGTAATTCCATTATAGAACTGAATTCCAGATGTCATTTCAACTTGACTTGCAGATACTCCTGCGAGACCTTTACACGCTTCCTCAACCATTACGTGCATTTTATCCAAATCAAGAGATTCAATGTTACCGTTTCTCTTGACAACTTTTGTTCCGTTACTCATATTTTCTTCCAAGTGGTAAATTTAAGTTTTGCTTCTAGACCAGAGTAAGTATTTAATTTTATCACATCTTGAACATCAAGTCCAGATAAAACCATATCGTTAATGTCTTTTTCCGATATTGAAGAAGGCCAAATTACGACTTTTTCACCTTCACTAATTCGCTTTGATATTCTGTTTGTAATCTCTGCGTTTCTTGGTTCGTTATCATAAATCCACACACGATTGCCAATACCCCACTTACCAATATCACCGTCAGCTCCGCAAAGAGCAATCGAGTTGCAAATGAAAGTTGAGTCAAATGGACCCTCGGTGATGTAGACAGTTTCATTTTTTTGGACTTCATCGAGACCATATATTTTTGGTGCATCATCATTAAGCATCACAGTAATG